TAATGAGAAAGAGCGCTTATTTAAAGAAAGACTATTTGCAATATTAGGATATGAACTTGATCTTTTAGCAGAAACTAAAAAAAGATTCCCACGTATTGCAAGGCATATTTCTAATAACTCTGAACATTATTATTGGAATGATGGGACAGATTGTGGTCAGCATATTATTAGTTTTGTCCCTGATACAGATTTTAATTATGAGAATAATTTTAAAGTAGGATTTAGATATAAATAATGGCACAAGACATAATAGCATATTGGTTAATCGGTGGAATAGTGGCTTTATTGCTGCTTTCAATCGTGGTTAGCTGGATTGGTGAAAAACTTCAGAAGAAATGAAATATAAATATCAAGTATTCGAAAACGATAAATTGAAGTATGAGTTTATTGTGCCTGTTATAAAATACAAGAAGAAGAAACATTAAAACCCTTATTATGAAAAAACTATTATTCATCTTATTCTTAATCGTTGTATTCTCTTGTGAGAAGCCTCCAGCCATATACTGCTGGCAGTGTGAAACAGTATCAACTAACGAGGTTATTGTGAGAGTGACTAATTGCAGCATGACTGAATCAGAGATACAGGACTTTGCAGTAGGTATGGATGCAGCGGCCTCAGCATTAACCGGAACCAGGACTTACACAATGTGTTATAAAAAATTAAGATAATGCCAGCGCCAAAAGGAAATAAGAATGCATTGGGTAATAAAGGAGGGAGACCGCCATTCTTTACTGATCCTATGGAAATGGAAGAAATGATCAATAAATATTTTACTTATTGTCCAGATAAGAGAACTATGATAGTAGGTGATAAAACAATGGAGATACCTGTTTTTACAATATGCGGATTAGCCTATTATCTTGGTTTCGAGAGCCGGCAATCATTTTATGCCTACGAAGAAAAGATAGAGTTTAGTTACATCATAAAAAGAGCAAGGCTAAGAATCGAGCAAATGTATGAACAAAATTTGCAGTTCAATAATGTAGCAGGTTCAATTTTTGCTCTTAAAAATATGGATTGGCATGACAAGACAGAACATGAACATTCAGGAGATATTCATATTGACTTTACAAATGACTAATGTCAGTAATAATCAAACGTCCTGTATTTCCTGATTATCAAAAACAGATACTTGATTCACTAAAGCGATTTACGATAACTGAGGCAGCTACGAAAGTCGGAAAGACTTATTCTCATTTATTCTGGTTATTTGAAGAAACGCACAAAGGGCAGCCAGGTTATGAATATTGGTGGATCGCTCCGGTATTTAGTCAGGCAGAGATAGCATTTAAAAGACTTGTAAGGAAGGTTGCTCCTTCATGTATGTACCCTATCAATAATTCAAAACTATCCATTACAACACCTAAAGGCACTGTTATAACGTTTAAAACTGCTTCTGATCCGAATATGTTATACGGAGAGAACGTTCATGCTTTTGTCTTTGATGAATATTCAAGAGCAAAAGAAGAGGCATGGTTCGCATTAAGAACAACGATCACTTATACTAACGCAAAGGGAAAGTTCATTGGTAATGTGATAGGTAAGAATTGGGCATGGGATTTGGCACGCAAGGCAGAGAAAGGAGATGATCCTGACTTTGAATATTTCAAGATAACAGCTTATCAGGCTGTCGAGGCAGGTATATTGTCTTTAAAGGAAGTAGAGCAAGCAAAGAAGGATTTGCCCTTAAGGATGTTTAAAATGCTTTACCTGGCAGAGTTCTCAGAGATAGAAGGGGCGCTGTGGACATGGGAAATGATCGAAGCTAACCGGGTTGACGAGCTCCCTCCATTGGTTCGTTGCTGTATTCCTGTCGACCCGGCGGTAACAGCAAACGACTCTTCAGATGAAACCGGGATTATTCCTATTGCAATAGGTGATAATGGTCATTTTTACGTTATTGGTGATTATACAGGTAAGTACACCCCAGAGGCAACTGCCAGAAGGATAGCACAGGCATACATGGATAAGGAAGCTGATATTGTGGTCGGTGAGGTTAATAACGGTGGTGACTATATAGAGACAGTTTTAAAATTGGTCGGTGGCGAAATGCCTTATATGGCGGTACATGCTTCGCGGGGTAAGTACACCAGAGCCGAGCCGGTGGCATTGCTTTACTCGCAGGGAAGAGTTCATCACTACGGCAGGTTTGCAAAGCTGGAAGATGAAATGACAACATGGGCACCCAATACCGGGGCAAAGTCACCAAATCGCATTGACTCATTAGTATATGGTTGCAAATACTTCATGGACGATAATAAGCCCGTAGACTTTGAAGTTGTATAAATTGTGTATCTTTGTATTATAACTAAATCCTTAATTAATAACGAAAATACGGGGGAAACACTATGAAACGAAAAGATTTTTTAAAGAGACTTGGAATCGGGGCAGCAGGTATTGCCGTTGTTCCTCAAATGTTATCCGATAGTAAGAAAGTTATTGAGAAACCTATTGAAGCAAAAGGAGCAATTAAGGGAAAGAACTTAGTTTCTACCTTGTATCGAGCTAATAACAACTTTGGCCCCGGAGATGGAATATTAAAAATTAATGGTATTCCTCCCATTAGAATTACTGATATAATTATTACTAGTGATAACTGGATGTATCGGATTCCCAGAGTAACAAATATCAATGTTTCTGGTATTGCAATAGATCAAATAATGGGCAACTCTGATTTAATAACGAGTAAAGAGGCTCATTCATTCGAGATAAATCTTACGGATATATATAATAACTGCCGTTCTATTACTTGTGATGGCTATATGAGTCATTTAATGATTAGCAGCGATCAGACTTGCAAAATAACAATTAATCCTTCTGGCGAATATGGAGCGCAGATAGTTGATGCGCTAATGGAAGAGGTATTAACTTCAATGCGCGACATGGCAGTCGATATAATATCGTCTTAACGCTTTCGATCCGTACTAACGTCAATTATCCAAGCTCCTGTTTTCCCTGGGAGCTTTTTTGCTTTGTGACCTGATGGTAATAGACCGTCCCTGCAACGTCTCCGGACAGACATATCAGAAACAAGTTTATTCTTAAAGTGGAATAATCGCGAGTATTCAGTTGCGGTGTATATCATATTTTCGGTGTATTAAGAATCGTTTGCGTTTAGTTTTATTACAGAATACTCCTTCTGTTCCTTCAAGTGATATACCAGGACTATTTTGTAAATTTAAATCGATCATAAAACGCTTGATTTTTCTGTCATAAACAAGATAATCCCATACACCTTCAAAACTAATTACCTTAGTGATATACCGACAATTTGTCTTTACTAATGGCATATTAAGCGATCTGATTTCGTTTTCAATCCACGCTTTATGTGCTAATTGAGAGAGATTTCTTAGTCTTCCCATATCATAATGTTTAAGTTTAAACAAAGATACATAATTCCACTTACATAGAACATAGAAAGGTTGTAAATTTACAAACAAATTATATTGCATGAGTAAGCTGCAGGAAATTTGGGAGCGTATTACCGGTAAAGGGGAGCCGAACCCACTTGATAAGTATTTATATAAGCTATTGGCTAATAACGCTATATACCCCGATCAGTCAGAAGAAACCTACCTAAATGCTTATACAGGCAATAACGATGTTTTTACAGTAATCAACAAGATAACGGAACCGGCCAGCACAGTGCCGGTTTTTCAATATGATGCTAATGGGGAGATAGTCGAAAAGGGCAAGATGATTGCAAGATTGAATAAACCGAATGGTTATCAATCGCAAAGCCAGTTTATCGAAGCGGCGTTAACGTTTTATCTGATCTTCGGTAACTCATACACGGCAGAAGAAAGTATGGAATCGGGATTGAATATAGGTTTGCCCGGGAGGTTGGATGTGCTGCCGTCACAATGGATGTCGATTAAATTAGGATCAGTTTTTAACCCTGTTACTGGCTATTCGTTTCATCCTTTGGGCGGCACCGAGGTTCAATACCCGAAAGAAAAGGTCTATCACTGGAAAGAATTTAACCCTGATTACACTTTGAAAGGTGGTCATTTGAAAGGCATGAGTCGGCTAAAGCCATTGATTAAATCATTTGCCGGGGGACAGAGTGCTTATAATTCTTTAGTAACCATGTTTCAATCACAAGGCATGTGGGGAATCCTTACACTATTAGATGAACCGGGAAAATCAAAGAATCTCACTAAAGAACAAAAATCAGCTCTAAAGGATATATTTCGCAGGGATGCAAAGAAAGGCGATTTGACTATTGTTAATGCAATAGCACAATATATTAAAATGGGCTTATCTACTGATGAAATGAAGATACTTCCTGCTATTGGGGTATTTAAGGGTAATCTATATGATGCTTACAATGTACCTGATATTTTATTTTCTGGAGCTATAAGCAAAACATATCTGAATTATAGAGAAGCAGAGCAGGCACTTTGGCGCAATGCTATACAGCCGTCTTTGGATGCTTACCTTGAGGGATTGTCTAATTGGTTGGCCCCTAAGTTCAAAGAAGAGGGTAACGTCCTGAAGGCTGACTATTCCGAGATAGCTTGTCTGCAAGCCAATAAAGAGGAAATGGTCAGATGGATGACACTGGCACAGGCTTTCAGTAGGAATGAGATACGTGAGGCAGTAGGCTTTGAACGTCTTGACCTTCCGGGAATGGATGATATACTGATTTCAATGGGGCTTTCAAACATTGGAGGCATTAACGAGCCTCCGGAGCCAGAGATAACAGAAGAGTTGATGAAAAGGTTGAACTTAACAGACTATCGAAAATGAAGATAGTCCAAAATATAGATGCTCGCGAGTTGCTTGTTAAGCGATACTGGAAAAAGACACGCCGGTTATTTGCAGCACTTCGTAAGCCGCTGATCGATCAGGCAGAACATACAGACGGAGATAGACTGAAACTGATGATTGCTGATCTTCTTAATCCGGAACCAATGAAGGATCATATTGATGGATTATGGGGAAGGGTCGGAGGAAAATTTGCCTATGATACCGAAAGCCGAATAAAGCCGCCAGAGAAATACGAGAGTATTCGTTTGGAACTAAAGACAGCAAAAGAGAAGCTAAAAACCTGGGAGGAACGAATGACAGCTTACAGCGCAGAACGTTCACTGCAAAAAACCAAATCAATAATGACAACTGAACAGGAAGCTATTAACAAAGTTATTGATGAGGTACTACAACAGGGATTGGACGAAGGGCTGGCAATACCTGAGATAAGAAAACGAATGGTTAAGAATCTATCAGGTGATGCTATAACGGAGATAGAAAACTGGCAGGCGGAACGAATAGCGAGAACAGAAGTAATCAGCGCAGGCAATACAGGGAGCTTTGAGGCGGCACAGGAAAACAAGGAAGGCGTAAAAAAGGAATGGTCAACCAGTGGCTACGGATCACCGCGAGTAAGAGATTCGCATTTGTTTTATGAATCACTTGGCCCGGTTGAGATGGATTACAATTACAACAGGTCAACAAGCCTTCAGTTTCCGGGTGATCCTGATTGCACATTAGCCGAAGAGGTTATTAACTGTATGTGTGCTGTTCAATATAACACAGGAACATAAAATTTAAAGATATGGAACACAAGGTTTTTCAGAGTAAAGTTCAGGACGTAGAAGAAGAAAAAGGAATTGTCATAACTTATGATAATGCCTTTGACAAAGTCGATTCTGATGGAGATATAAGCCGCAAGGGTGCGTTCACAAAAACACTAAAGGAGAACGTCAACCGGATGAAATGGTTTTTAAATCATAACTCCAATTTACTACTTGGGGTTCCGTACATCGAAGGATCGAAACAGGATGACTTCGGACTGCTTTCTTATAACCGTATCAATCTGGATAAAGAGATTGGACGCGACACGCTTTCCGATTATAAGCTATTCAAAGAATATGACCGGACACTGGAACATTCGATAGGCTACGAGGTAATTACTTACAAATCCTATGACCTGGGTAACAATAAAGACGGTCGCGAACTGCTTGAAGTGAAACTTTGGGAGAAATCCACTCTTACAAGCTGGGGAGCTAACGAGCATACCCCGCTGGTGGGTATTAAGTCAGCGAAGGAGATCAACTCAATGCTTGAGGTACTGGAAAAGATGTTTACTGATAAGTTTAACTATTCAGATACGCGCAAGCGAGAAGCAGAAAAACTAATTAAGGATTTACAGTCACTTAGCGAACAGGAGCCGGGCGAGACCACTTCTGACGAGGAGCCGACAGAGACAAAGGAGATATTATTAACCATTTTAAACACGTTAAACACATGGCGATAGAAAAAGATGTTAAGGAATTGACCGATCAGATTCAGGCCACGCTCAAAGAGATCAAGGAGTCCGAAGTCGGGCTTAAGGAGCTTATTGAGAAAAAAGCTGATGACG